ATCGGTTGCAGCGCCGTTGGAATGTCGATCGCATCGAGAATGCAAAGATCGAAGCCGTATGCACCTTCTGTAGCGCCGTATTGCCAGCCGGTGCGATTGCAGGTCGTGTGATTACCCACGACTGCGATTGGGTAGTTAATCGTCACGGGCAACGTGTACGCCGTGTCATCGATTGAAACCTTGATCGGCCCACTCCATTGAGGTATGAGGTAGCGATTCCGGTATGGCCACCATGCAGGATCGCCAGTGTTTTCAGTAATTGGCGCATCAGGCAAGCCAGCCGATCCGCAACGCACAACAGTCTGCGGCCATGGGCCGCATGGGGTCGAAGGGTACGCCCTCCAATCGTCTTCAAAGATGTTGACCAGCTGCGCGCCGTTCGTGCCGCCAAGTGGCAACGTGCCGGAAACTTCGAGCTTCATTGTCGCGCCTACTGGCGGATCCACTTCGATCAAAATACTGACGGTCAAAGTAGCGTTCGGGTGAATCCCGTTCCACCACGCAGGCCACAGAGTGCCTGCGTAGTGCTGCGCATTGGTCACAAAGATCGGCCAGCCAATCGAGGGGTAAAGCGCCGGTGGGTAGTCATCCACGCAGATCGGATGCGCGCACGCGCACGTTCCACCGCAGCAGCAAAGTGCAGCCAAGTTCGTCACTTTGCCTCCACGAAGGAAGGCGGAACGCAGTACCAACCCTCAGGGATTTGCACTGTGTTCGCGCTCTCGATCCATTCGCCTTCGACCATCGTGTAGACCTTACTTCGGCAATCCTTCCCGATTCTGATCGGACTTGATTCCGGCACGAGAATCGTGCGCGAGCAGCCAGGCACGCAGAGCAGTGGCAGCCCGATCAAGAGTACGAGTATCCCTACTAGCATTGATAGCAGTAGACCCTCTCTCAGCACGCTTCGCGAGCCACTGGAAGATGCCGAGCGCGATGGAAGCGGCGATGCGCTCAATCACTTGGCTCCTGCGGATTCGCTTGATACGCCGTTGTCGCGAGCGAAGATCAAACCGAGTCCGGCCATGCATGCAGCGGTAAGCGCTGCGATATCCACGTTCGTCGCGGCGTTGCCGTCAAACGCAGCGCCGAGCGCAGCGCCAACAGCTACGAGGATTGCACCGATGCCAGCCGCTGTCGTTCGCCATGAAGATTTCATAGTCTGTCTTTCTGTAGGGAGATGATTTCGGATTCGATCCGCGCAATGCGGTGATCGTAGTTCAATAGTTGAGTCTGAAGCACTCGCACTTCGGTTCTCAGCGCTCCAAGTGAATTGTGCAGCCAAGCAGCCGCTATGAGGATGCTTGACATCAAACCGAGAAGCGTAGTGATGTTGTCGATGATCATCGATTCGTACCCTGAATAAGGTGCATGTAATCGACAATGACACTCAGCGAAGCCGTGCCGACAGCCTTGCGAATGAGTGCCGATTTTCCCGTCGTGCGTGAAGTGCCGATCGGGATTCCCGCCACCGTCGCGACGAGCACTTTGTCGATGTAGAAGAGCGCGTTTGTTGTGCCGATCTTAATGTCCAAGCGATACCAAGTATTTGCGGCGACAGTGATTCCGCTATCTGCAGAGGTAAGCGTGCTGTTGCTCATGCAGGAACACAGCCATTTTCCGCTGTTCAACCCGTGCGAGTAGCTGAAGTAAACCCCATCTACTGGCGTAGAAAACCCGCCAGTGCGGTTCGTCGTGATGCCGCAATCTACGAAGTAGGTTTCCAAGCCGTTCGAAAGGATTGGCAATCGCACGATGTCGCAGACATTTGTAGCGAATGTGCCGAGCACGATGCCATCGTTTCGAGTTGTGCCGACGCCTGCAAAGCCCGTAGACGTATTTCCAGTCGAGCACGTCAAATATCCGATTCGTCCGTCAAACGTGTACGAATTGAGGAACGTGCTTCCCGCGCCAAGTCCTGTTTGGAACGATGCGAACTCCGCGAGGGTGTTCATATCCGACTCAATGACAATCCGATTTGCACTTGCTTGAATATCGACGGCAACCCATGCGGTTCCATCCCACTGAATCGAGTCGTACAGAACTGCGCCACTCTGCAAAATTCCCGAGAGCGCAATTGATGTTGCCGGAGCCGGACAGCCAGCCTCGACAACTACGTTTCCGCTCGTCGTGGTGACTGTGTCGCACGGATCTGACCAGGTGACTGTCTCGCTCATGGCTGAAGCCTTGTAAATGGGCCACTGAGAATCTGCTTATTTTGGAAGCCCGTTTGTCGAATTGCCAAAACGTAGTGCCAATTTGCATCGAGCGTGCTCACGGCATCGAGTCCCGTCTGCACTGTCACATAGTTGACAGTGATCGCTCCGAGCGCTCCGAGCGTTATTCCGCTCGCTTGGGTGGCTGTGTACTCAGGAGCGAGCGTAGACGATACGCCTGCACGCCAGAAGTGCATTGTCGAAGTCCAACCCGAAGATAAATTCGGCGGTACGCCGTTGATTTCGTATGTAAACGTCTGCGAGTTTGGTGCGTCATGGTCGATGGTGATTGGTTTGGTTACGCTCATACGTCACACGTCCCGTCGATTGCTTGGGTATTGAGAATGAGCCACACGAGCTCGCCGTTGTTCTTTCGACTCGGCACAATCCAAACAGGCGTGCCGTTTGGAATTGCCACCGGCAGGAAGCCTGTTGGAATCAGTCCGTAGGTCACGCCGTAGGAAACGTAGATGCCGTTGCCCAGCTCGCTCACGGAGAGCGCTGCGCCACTGAGTGCGTTCGTTTTGGCAACGACTGCGTAAGGAGCTGCACCGCCTACCCACGCTTCCTCCCATTGGTAGAGGTAGCGATTTACGGTCGTAGCAATCAGCGCGCTTGAAACGATGCGCGCAAGCATGCCGGTATTGGTCGGGTGTGGCTCGAACGAAGCATCGGCGCGCGCGAGTGCGTCCTTCGATCGTCGCATTGGATCAGCTAAGTACGACATCAGTAGTACGTTCCCAACTCCGCTACACGTCGGATCACTTGACCTTCAACGCCTGCAGGCCAGATCGAATTAAACGTGACCGCTGTGCGGTTTGGGCGCTTCCAGTACACATTGAGAAGTTGCCCACCTGGCGCACGCTTTGGCTTGCCATCGATGTCGAGATCCGGAACCTGTGTGTGCTCGTACCACTCATCAAACGAGTACTCCATGTTTAGCTCGTAATACTCGGCGCTAATATGGTTGATCGAAGCGCCTTCGCAGACAAGCGTCTGCGCCGTGAACCCGAGGAACGTATCGGAGTTCCGTCTGCCGACATACGCCATGGCTGCGGTGTTCGCGCTGAGCAGCGTCTGCCCGTCCGTGTCAATCAGCATACGGAGCCGCACCTGTGACTGCGACACATGCACCGGCATTCCTTTATCACCACTCGAAAGTTCCGAGCCGCCGATTTCGGCGCTGATGTCGAGTGTCGCCGGTGGTACGACAGTCCATCCACGTCGATAGGTCTGCACGCTGCGGTGCTTCGCAAGGTATTGGATCGTCGGAATTCGCACAGCAAGAGAACCGGCGCTTGCGCCTGTTTCGGTCTTCGCGTTCCTGCACCATGTGTATCGCGTAGTCCAAGAGATTGCAGCGGACATTTTGCCCTTTTGCATTGGGCTCATCGAGACGTTGTTGCAGAGCATGTACGCCTCGATCGTGTCTGCAGCGTCGGCGGGGTAGTTGTCACCTGGTGACACCAATGCGCCTTCGGTAATCATCTGATCATGCTCGTATGGCCAGTTAATGGCAGCGCCGTCTATGCGCTCAATGCACCGTGTCTCGGTGATGTTCGATTGTCCATCGATGCCGGTGATCTGCATCTGTCCGGTGAGTTCGTAGGCTCTGTAGCTTGCCGTTGTGATCATCCGAAAATCCCCCGTAGTGCGTCACTAATCATCGTCGGTACGTTCATCACGACGGCTTCTGCGTAGTTGCCGATACCACTGTTGTCTTTGTTGCGAGCTTCCGCTGCTTTAAGATCCGGCATGTATGCCTGTGCTGCTGCGTCACTCGGCGCGCTTGCCATGTCCGCAAGGATGTTTGCTTCTTCGAGTGACTTGCCGCCAAGAATGGCGCCATACTTTGCAGTCTGCGCTTTTGCTTCGTTCATCATTGACGAAGCCCAGCCCTCAGCTGCACCAGCTCGGCCTTGCGAGTCTGCACCGGCAGACCAAAACGTATCCCAAAATCCCGTCGCGTTGGCTGCGTTGGCGTTCATGCGGCCGCTGGCATCCGCGAGCCGTCGCGCAAGCGGTTCGACCACACCGATGGAATCGCGTACCGATTTTCCGCTGCTGTCGAATTCGGCAATAGCAGCCTTTGCGCGGTTAGCGCTCTCTGCCATCGACGTGAGCAATTTGTCGGCAATCATGAATGGAGCCGCGAGCACTGCAGCGCTCAGCATTGCGCCAGATGCAGCCATACCCACGCCGCCGCCTACGCCTGCGAGTCCACCAAGTTTCCCAATCGGGCCACCCAACGAAGCGCCGCCGATTTGCCCACCAGCTTTCCCGAGTTGGTTCATCCGGTCTTGAATGCGCTTCAATCCGCGCTCCGCTGCAGTCGGATCGACAGATACCGGAATATTGAGCGCTGATACCTTCTTAGCCATTGGCTTGCTTCTCCTTGATCACAGCCTGCACGTCATCGATGATCGCTTTCTCCCATGTGGCTGCAGCAGTCGATGCAATACCGAGAAGGATCTTCTTGCCAGGTCGGAGTATGCCTTTACGGTTGCGGATGCCCTTGCGCCAAGCTGGCCCCTTGCCGGTTGGATTCTTCAATCCTTTTGGGTATGCGTGCGAGCCTTGCTCAGTGAAGAAGAAACGCCAGCCAGCTCCGCCGGTGCGACGGGTAGCGCTTGGGTCGAAATGCGTGCCGACCATCGTGTACACAAGAAAGGCGCCTTTCTTCTTGTAGACCTTCGTGGATGAGATAAGTGACTTCCACAAGCGCTGTTGCTTTTGATGACCGCGCGGAACCAGTGGGCGCATACGCATGACCATGCTGCGCCCCCACTTCTTCGCAGCACTGCGAAGCACCTTCTCGCCAATCTCCTTGGGTAAAGCCTTTAAGGCTTCCGTTACTCGCTTAATCGAAAAAGCGTCGGGCTTAAAGCTGAGCCCTGTTTTTCGTTCGAAGAATGTCGAGTTTCTGCGCCTCATGTTGCCAGTTGACTGTTTTGAAAATCACGTTGAGATGAAACGCACCAAGTTCTGCAGGAGGCTGAATCTTCCAAGCGGCATCGAGCAGCCCCTTCGATGCCGCGCTTAGTCCTGGCCTTCGCGGTAGAGCGCCTCGATCAGTGGTATGAGCTCCTGCGCGAGCCGTGCCGGCATCGAGAGCGCTGCGGATGAGTCAGCCCAAATCGTGCCGCCGCTTTCGTCGAGCACGTGCCGAGCAAGCATGTGCGCGTTGGCGAGCGCCGGTGATTTTGCGTTGCATTCGAGCGCCTCGATTACGTCGCCTAGGGTCGGACGACGAAGCAGAACCACGCTGCCGCACTGCAGCGTGATACGTTCCGGCTTCAAGTTAAGTGCGTCAGAGATACTCATTAGAGCGTGACCGCTCCGGTGAACTGAAGTTCGATCGTTGCTTTGACCACGTCGCCTGCTGCCGCTGTGACGTTGATGCTGTTGACCAATGCATTGCCTGTCCAGCTCTCCGGAGTCGTGTTGAAAATGAGCTCACACGAAACAGCCGCAGTAGCGTTACCCATCTGGTTGATGAGTGCCGCATGGTCGGACTTATCAAAGAAGACTTCAAGCGATGCCGTCGTACTGATCACGCCATAGAGGAACTTTGCATTCGCGTCGCCAATCTCGGTCACTTCCATCGTTGCACGCGAAGATGTGATCTGTGCGCTTTGCACCGTTGCAACCGTTGCGCCGTTGAATTTCACTGAACTGATTGCTGTTGAATTTGCCATAGTGGGTTACTCGTCGTAGAGAAGGTCAAAGGTCACATTTGCAATCATCGGTGCGTGCTCATCACCTTCGGACACCTTCACGGCTTCGATGGTGTGTCCGGTGTAGATCGCAGAGAAGAACTCATAGGGGGAGACAGTGCCGCCGCCGAGCGCGCGGATCGCGAGTCGAACCTGCGCGACGATCGCGAGCGCGTCAACAGACGTATCCGCGATGCACGAAACCGTGAGCGACATTTGGAACAGTGGGCCACTGCCAATCGATTGCACTGCGATCGAGTCAAGCTCGAACGTAATCGCTGGCAGCACTGTGGACTGCACGCGACTCGCGTGCGTGATCCGTGCATCGGGAACCAGTGTCAGACTGGTGCTTCCCGTCATCATCACACGGATCGCTTCTTCGAGTGACGCGACGGCCATTAGTCAACCTCCACGCACTGAATGACTGCGAGCCGATCGGCTTCATCGAGATTCGTGATCGCCTCGATGCGAAGCGTTTTCCCGCGCACACTCAACCGATCAATCTCAGTCAGCCCGACGTTCTCGATCGTGTTCCATCGAGCGCGTACTTCAAAGTTCCGAATGACCGCGACGCCGTCGGCGTAGGCGGTTTCGCTCGCGCCCTGATCGCGAAGATCGCATCGAAACGAACTGCCAGCCGTGTACACATCGTCGCGACCACCAAGCGCATCCTGCGCCGTGGCTGCAGTCATTCGTGTCGCCACGAACCGGAGTCGGCCGGCTCCGATCATGAGAACGGCCCCTTCGTGGAGTAGTTCGCGAGCAAGTATTCAAACGACTTTGGCAAGACCTGCATCGATGCGACGGTAAGCGCTTCGGGGTTTGCGTACCACGCGCCGACGAGCGCCACGATTGCATGCTGCAAATCGCCTGGGACTTGGGTGTATCCGGCGACGTAGGTAACGAGTGGCTGC